TTTCAGCCGGAACCTCATTTTCCGATACGTTTTATATTAGCCAACCTAGTGCAAACTTAGGATTGACCTTAATCGAAGGCGGCGTCAGTCAATATTCTGGCGCGGGCATTGCAGCACCTTCCGACCAATTCAAGTTAGCAATAGCGTTGAAACAGGACGATATGGCTTTTGTTATTGATGGCGGAACTGTCAGTACAGACACATCAGGTACAATCCCAACTGTTACAAATCTAACCCTTGCGCGGGCTTCTTGGACTGCGGGTAACTACGCATGTACCCACATCAAATCCCTCACCTACTACCCCCGCCGCCTGACCAACGCCCAACTTCAATCCCTGACAACCGAATAGGAGAGTATGTAATGTATTACTACTTAAAAACAAATAATGAAGCTGAACTCTGGACTGCACTTGAAGCAGCTAGTCTCGCTAAACAAGAAGAAGGTGAGTGGGTGTTTACTGGTACTGCTCTGGATATTATTGGTGCAATCCATAAACCTACAGGTAATGTACTCACAGACGAAGATGGGAATGAATCTCCTGAAATGGCTGCTCTTGAGGGTTACCACGCCAACTTGATTGCAGATGAAGGCATTGAGGGACTACCTACAATTCCAGCACCAAGTAATCCATATCGTGTATGGGCAGGAGATAACTAATGGTCAAAGCAATCGGCACAGCGCCAAATCAAATCCCAACTAATGCTAACCTTGGCACGGCTGCTTATCAAGACGCCACAGCCTTCCTCGGTGCATCCGCCAAAGCCGCTGACAGCGAACTCCTCGACGGACTGGACAGCACTCAGTTCCTGCGCTCTGACATCAATGACAGCACGTCTGGGAACCTAACCCTTTTCAACACTTCCCCTGCAATCCTCTTTGACGAAACAGATACCTCCACTAGATCGCGCATCATTGCCGAGGGGGGCGTACTTATCGTACAAGCTGGTGGTGCAGGAGCAGGTGCTACCTTCTCGTCTGGTGATTTCAAAATATCTGGGTATTCGAACGCCGACATAGGTGCGTTCACCGTCAGACACTCCGGTGCTGACCAGACGATCTGGCACTCAGGCAATGACGGCGCTAGCTCTGGCCTAGACGCAGACCTCCTCGACGGCCAACACGCTTCTACTTTCTCCACAGTAACAGGCACAGAGACCCTGACCAACAAGACACTGACTGCCCCTACAATCACCAGCCCAGCGATTACCGCCCCTACAATCACAGGCACGGTCATTGAGGATGTCTATACCCTGACAGGAACTACCCCTGCCCTTGAGCCTGCAAATGGATCAATCCAGACGTGGACGCTGACAGCAAACTCTACGCCAACGGATAGCCTTGCTGCGGGCGAGGGCATCACGCTGATGATTGATGATGGCACTGCGTATACGATCACATGGCCCACGATCACATGGATCAATAACGCAGCCGCAGCGCCGACACTCGCCGCCACGGGATACACTGTTGTTGCCCTGTGGAAAGTCAGCACCACGCTCTACGGCGCACTGGTTGGAGATGGCACATGATCACGAATAAACTACTCGGTGCGGCAGGCCATAGCGGTGTAATTCCCGGCGCTTGGGATTTAACTACTGCGGTCTATTCGGGCAGAAGCAAGTCTTTTTCTTATAGTGACTATTATGCAATTACTTGGAAGCCGGACGGGACTAAATTCTATTACATCAGGTCTGCTGGCTCTGATTATCTGTACGAATATGACGCAGCTACGCCTTGGGACATTACTTCTGTTGTTTATGCAAGGTCCTTTACCATGAAAACAACGGCGGGAAACCCGACTGGAATTTGGTTCAAGCCTGACGGGACAAAAGTTTATATCATGAGTATAAACGAAGGGGGCATCGTCCAATTTTCGCTAAGCACTCCTTGGAACGTTTCAACAATGTCATCGGACAGTAAAAACCTTAATGATGAACCGGCAGAGAATTCGCCTCAAGGTTTTTATATTCGCTCTGACGGGGCATCGGACGGCGTGCAGGTTTTCAAGGTGGGGCTGGAGAGCGACACAGTGAGAGAATTTTCTCTCAGCACCGCTTGGGATATAAGCACTGGTACTTATGTGCAAGAGTACGATCCGGGCTTGCGTACATACGATGTCCATTTCTCGCCGGATGGCTTGAAGATGTTTATATTACAGACCTCCGGGACAAGCAGCAATGATGCAGTTTATGAGCATGATCTAAGCACCGCATGGGACATAAGCACGGCAACCTATAACAGCGTCAAGTTTATTGTTAACTCCCAAGACAGCAACCCCAGAGCCATGACATTCAAGCCTGACGGTACGAGAATGTATGTGGCAGGCTTTGACACTAGTGATGTTTTTGAATACGAATTAGGAGATTGATCGTGGCTTACATTCGAGCAGAAGACTTGCAATTCCCATTCACCGATAGGATGCTAAAGAAGGCACACCCCAACACGTCATTCCCAGCTATTATTTCAGACGAGTTGAAGGCATCATACGGCGTTTACCCTGTCACGATTGCAGACAAGCCTTCCTATGACGAAGCAACGCAGGCCATTGACGAGATTGGCCCGCAAGAGGTGGCGGGTGTTTGGTCAACAGGCTGGACAATCCGCGATAAGACAGCAGAAGAACTGGCTGCTGACCGTGAGAGCCTTATCCGCGACATCAAACAAGAACGTGACCGCAGGCTTCCTCTGGACTTCGATTTCCAAGGGGTAATGTATCAACGTGATCCTGAGAGTATCGCTCGCATCTCTGGAGCAGGTACTTTGGCTCTGGGGGCAATGGTTAATGGTGCTCAGGTAGGTGATCTGTTCTGGCATGGACGAGAGACCCCATTTGCATGGATCGCTTCTGATGACAGCCTTGTGACAATGGACGCACAGACATGCTTTGCTTTTGGACAAGCTGCTGCTGCACGAGAGACTGAGATTGTCTTTGCAGCTAAAGCACTGAGAGAGATGGGCCCTATCCCCTCAGACTTCACAGAGGATACATATTGGCCATGATGAAACGCCCCTTATACATCTTCTACCGCGTATTGGAGATGCTGGTTAGCCTAGTTAGTCGTTTCCTTAATGCTACGTTCTTTGGTGGTTCAACACATCAAACTTTGTCTGCACGTTCTTATATTGAACCCCTACCTCGCACTGGTGAGTTTATTAACGCTATATTCTTCTGGCAAGCTAATCACATTAAGTGGGCATGGGAGCGGGAAGTATCTGAAGCGGAGAGGACACTTAAACGAGCAAAACGGTTACAGTGAATAACGAAAACGAGGGGGGATGCAGGAGTAAGCTTCCGCACCCCCTGCTTTTTTTTAAACCCCACCTTATCTCAAGGAAAACTTAATGTCAAAACGCAAACTTCGTAACTCCTATCAAAAGCCAGCCTACGAGCGCGAGCAGGAGCGTAACTACTTTGACAAGTCGGAGCGTACGCCTTTGTTTAACATTATCCCAAAGAACGAGAAACAAGACATTCTCATTGAGTCCATTAAATGCTCCTCCGTTGTAATTGCAATGGGCTGCGCAGGTACTGGTAAGACGTTCTGTTCAGCGGGGACTGTAGCACAACTTTTCATGAAGGGCAGATACAAGAAGATTGTTCTAACAAGGGCAAACGTACCAACCGGGAAGTCTCTTGGGCACTTCCCCGGGGATATCAAGGAAAAGATGACACCTTGGCTCTTGCCGATGCTAGAAGTTCTACGCAAGGCATTTGGCGCAGGCAAGTACGAGTACATGCTTAATAAAGAACAAATCGAAATTCAACCCATCGAGACTATCCGCGGACGCTCTTATGAGAACGCCTTAGTGCTCGTAGACGAAGCTCAGAACCTAAACATGGACGAACTTAAAGCAATCTCAACCCGTATTGGTGAGAACTCTAAGCTTATCCTAATGGGGGACCCAGCGCAGTCAGATGTCAAAGAAGGTAAAGATCTAAAGCGTTTTGGGTATCTTTGCCAAAAGCATGGTTTGAATGTGCCTGTTATTGAGTTTACAGTAGACGATATTGTACGAAGCGATATTGTAGCAGACTTAGTTAGAATGTTTATCGAAGAGAGACTATAACAGAGTAGCACAGAGTGCAGCAAGTTGTTATCTAGAGGGGGTCCCCCATCTAAGGTGGCAACCTGCTGCACAATGTAGCAGAGTGTAACAGAGAGGATACTTGAAGTGTATTTCAGTGAAGACGAGGTTAACCTTGCCCTAAGTAGGGCCAAGAGGGTTATGCAGAAACGCGTTGCAGAGAAGCGTGAAAGAGAATGGGGTTACACTGATTGTTGGTCCTTGGTTGTGCTTTACGACAAATTCCTAAGAGGTAGTAGTACGCCCTTGGAAGATCTAAAATTAGATTATAACGACTACAAAGAATTTTTAAATGGGGTATACGCAAATGGCTACCCTGATTTCGGTGCTTTCGCTAAAAGCTTTAATTACGAAAAGATAACTAATAAGAGACCAAAACACGGTGACATCGCTTACACCCTGACCCACGATGGGAGTGGCACTGCTCTTATTGCAGACTGTAACTGGTGGGTAACCTCTACAGGGAATACGGGGGTAATCGAAGGGCGACGCATAAGACCCGTTGAAACTACTCTACACTTTCTCGCTAGACCAATAATTCAAGGACAATGACATGTCAACATATTACTACAAAGGTAGCAAGATCCTTGCCCCTTTACAAATTACAACAAACGAACCTGTTTTTGCGACTGACTCCGTTTCCCTAAAGCAACTCCGGGCGTCACAAGGTGCACAACGCTGGGAAATGACCTTTTCGGTTTTGACGAACGACGGTGCTGCTGATATCCTCTTAGGGTCTATTGATGAGATAGCCACAGCCAATACCATGGTCATGCCGCAACTTAAAGAAGTAGATGACCGTGCAACACAAACTTCTTCGACCGCCCCTGTTAGTGTAGCCGCAGCGGGAGGAGACACCTCAGTGAGTGTAAGCGTGGCATCTACTTCAGGAACTCTCCCGCGGGGTAGTTTTGTTAAGTTTAGCAACCATGATAAAGTATATATTGTTAAGCAAGACGTTAATTTTAGTGGTACGGGCTCTGCTGTTGTTGAAGTATACCCTCCGCTTAATACAGCATTAACTACTTCAGACCAGCTTGCAATGGGAAGTTCTGTAAACTTCACCTACTTCAGATCTGTAGACAACATCAGCGGTATCACCTACCAAGACGGTATTCTGGCAGAAGCTGGGGCAATCACCTTAATCGAGGCGGTGTAACTATGAGAACATTCTCCCCTACTATTAGCGCTCTATTTGAGAGTCTCGATAAGCTTGATTTCTTCTTTCTAATCACCTTAGAGCTTAATTCCACATATCGGCTGTCAAGCTTGAGCTTCGACGCAGTTCACGATGGCAATACCTTCGTGGCGAGTGGTGCTATTCTTAGCGTTGCCAGCCCAAGGATCTCCTCGATTATTGACAGAGAAAGCTATGACATTGTTGTAGCAGACCCCGACAACCAACTACTTGCGGAAGCTCGTACAGGCATTGTTGGTAAGAATATCTCAGTTCAAGTTGGCTTCTTTGATTCTCAAGGAACCCCATTGCTCGGCGTGGGTGAGGTGATCCCTATTTATAAGGGTTACGTGGACACACCTATAATCAGTAATGATTTCGAATCCAAAACCTTGACAATCCAAGGTACTTCCCCTATGTCCGATCTAGACCTTGTCAGATCCTTTTATACAACAAGGGCGGGCATGGACCAGCTTAGCGTAACCGACACCAGTTTCGATAGAATCCACGAGGGTTATGACCTTCAAGTAAGATGGGGTAAAGTATAATGGCTATTCTAAAGATTATTCAGGCAATCATATTTGTGGCGTCTACCGCCTATCAGATATCTCAACAGAATAAGATGAAACGTGCGGCCGAGAAGCGAAAGGGTTCTGTCTTCCAAGTCAGAAACGAAGCGCTATCTTTACCAATGATTTACGGGAGGCAGAGGGCATTCGGCACCCAGTATGACCACAGGGTTTCCAGTGATTATTTTGCTAGCCCGGATGAGTTTGGTGTTCAGTCTTTTTCGCATACCCTAAATAACGCCGACAATGTAGATGGCGACAAAAACGAGTTTCTTTTCTGTTACCAAGTCTATGGTCAGGGTGGCGTTAATGGGGTTAAACATGTCGATGTAAACGGGAAGGCGTGGAACCATCAGGACTACAAACACGGTTTGATGATTCGATCCCACAACGAAGGCGGCGTAGACCCCATGATGACCTTAAACGGTTATCCCGACACCAACGTCTTTAGTAATTTCACATCTTATGCAGGTATGGTGTTTCGTCTCAACCGTGATGAAAACAACTACGGGGGTGCTCCTGATGTGAGTTTCTTTGTAGAGGGCCGAAAAGTCCGCTCTATCACCGAGTCTTTCGAGCTAAGCCCGTCCTCTGCCTACTCAAATAACCCTGCGTATGTTCTGTTGGACTACCTTATGGACGACATCAGCGGACGGGGTTTACCTGCGACCGCCATCGACCTACAATCCTTTAAAAGAGCCGCAGATATTTGTGATACTATTGTGTTGCCGGGGCAGGAGATTGCCGGACACATCAACGGGATGCTCCCAATTAGCGCATACCCAAGTCTCGCAAACTTCCCTAACCCGGACGACAAGGGCCTCTCCGACACTATCTTTAAAGCAGACGATACGGGTCTCTACTATCTGTGGAATAAAACCGGGGGTAGCGACGAGGAGCCCACGGGCGCTTATGTTCTCACAACAGTACCTACAAGGGACATTCCCCTCTATGAATGCAACTTGACTATCGATACCGCTCGGACTATCCGGGATAACATCGAGAGTATTCTAGGCACAATGCACTACGCAGAGCTTACATGGTCTGAGCAGGGTCAGTATAGGCTTCACCTAGACTACCCCTCTAGCCAAGCGGCACTGGAGGCACTTGTTGACCCTTCACACCATTTCACGGAAGACGAAATCCTAAGAAGGAACTTCGACATCTCCTTCCCCGCTGCTACTGAAAGATTTAACCAAGCAACGGTTACTTTCGAGAACGAGCATGAGGACTTTGCGACAGACTCGGTTACTTGGCCTGAAACGGGCTCCTCTGTACACCTAGACTACTTGTCAGAAGACAACCAGCAACCCTTGAGGTTCGAGGGTAGTGCAGAGGGTATTACAGACCCATACCACGCCTTAGCTCGTGCAGAGCAAATAGTGCGGTCTTCCCGCACCCTCATGACTGTAAAGTTTACAGTATCAAGGAAAGCTCTGACGGTAGAGCCCGGGGATATGATCAAGGTCACACTGCCCCAGTCAGGTATTGACGGTGACATCTTCCGAGTACAAGAAATCAAAGTTCTCGAAGACTTAAGCTTAGAAATCACCGCTTATTTCTTTGATGTAAACGCTCTTGCTTGGAATGTTTCCGACGACATCCCTTACAAGGACCGCCCCATCTATAACTACGGCATCCCCGCTCCCACTAACGTAGTGGTCACCCCGGGGGTTAATATCGGTAGTGACGGAACTTCTTTCAGTCGGCTTGCTGTTACTTGGGACGAAATCCTGCAGGCAAACGTAGAAGGCTACGAGGTACAGTGGAAACTTTCAGCTGCACCCACCTACAGCAATAGTGCAACTACTCGGACCACTTCATACGACATCCTTAACCCAGCAGCTGCAGCAGAATACTCGGTTCGAGTGAGAGGCTACTCTGCCTTGGGTTCTTACGGGCCTTGGAGTACAGACGCAGTAGCCACACCTGCACCCGATACAACTCCGCCTGCGGACCCTACGGGGCTAACCGCACAAGGGGACTTAGGCTCCATTGAGCTAGCTTGGGTTAACCCTATTGATCTTGACTTTAGGGACACGGAAATATGGGAGGGTGCCACCGCAACCCTCGGCTCGGCAATTAAACTTACAAACGCGGCGGGTAGCACCTTTAATAGGATTAACCTCGCCCCTTTGACCACAAGATACTACTGGATTAGGTCTGTAGACCACTCGGGCAACACCTCTAACTACGTTGGCCCTGTTTCAGGGTCTACGCGCCAAGTAACTGCTGCGGACATTGCCCCTGCGGTAATCCCTTGGGATGCCCTAGACCCTTCTGGTGATGCAGTTATCGCAGCAGCAGTGGACTCTCTTAGGTCAGAGGTTGCCGGGGAATACGCCACGATTACAACTACTAGCCTGATTGAAAATGACATCAATGGCCTAGAGGGTAAATACGGTGTGACAGTAGACTTAAACGGAAACATTTCAGGTTTCCAACTTTTGTCCGGTGTCGGAGGGTCCGCTTTCAACGTAAGGGCTGACCAGTTTGCAGTATTTAACTCCACTGGTACTGCCGGAGACCAACCCTTTACAATCTTCACCGCACCAAGAACGGTAAATGGTGTTACCTTCCCTGCGGGAACATACATCAAAAATGCCTATATTGACTACGCTTCTTTCGTAGAGGCTTCTATCGACACTCTCCAGATCAAAGGGGAAGCGGTAATTGTACCAGCATCAACAACTGACACTATCAATAAAGCGGGTGGTGCTGCTGATGGTGCGGTGCAATCTGTGTCCTTAACACTAGATGCAGCTGGTCAAGTACTAGTAACGTGGTCAGGGGCACAAGGTTACTCAGGGCTTTCATACCATGAAACTAAACTTTTAGTCAACGGAGGGGTTGTAATGTCAAGAGGTGGTGATGCAACTAATGATATGCCCAACTTGGCTTGGAGCGGCTCTTTGTCTGCGGGCACTCACTCGATAGCCATATGGTGGTATGGAGCCAACAGCGGTGTCACCCTAGCTAATGGTACACTGTCAGTTTTTGGAGCTAAGAGATGAATATTGTTGTTTATAGAAAATCGGATGGTCGAGTAAAAAGCTTAAAGACGCTACAAAGAGACCAAAATCCACAAGATTACGAGGACGATGATTATGCAGTCCTAGAAGTCGAGACCCTGCCTGATTTGAACTCCAAGGTAGTAAGTGGAGAGGTTCTACCAGTAGTGGCAGGGGACTTCCCAGAAGAAGATCTACAGGAAGCTTGGAGTAAGTTGAGGCAAGAGAGGTTCAGCAAGCTAAGCAGTAGTGACTGGACTCAGGTATCTGATAATCCAAGAAAAAGTTCACCTAGCTGGGTAAAATACAGAAAAGATCTAAGAGATATAACAGATCAACCGGGAGCGCCTTTCAATGTAGTTTGGCCGGAGACTCCAGCTATGTAATTTGTGGGTTATTACCCCCCATATTAGGAAAAATAAATGACTTCAATTATCGCGCTATTTGCGCCTATTATCGGGGATGTCCTAAAAAAGATTATCCCTGACTCAGACAAACGCTCGGAGATTGAACGCGAAGTAAAACTCTCGCTATTAGAACATTCCGACAGTATAGAAAAGATCCGTGGAGAGATCATCCTCTCTGAATCAAAGTCAAGTAGCTGGTTAACGGCTTCTTGGAGGCCCCTTTTAATGATGGTAGTAGTGATAATTATTGCTTGTAATTACCTACTATTCCCCATTATTAGAATCTTCTACCCAGAGATGATTGTCCTAGAATTGCCAGTTGAATTATGGAATCTACTGACGATCGGCGTTGGGGGTTATGTAGTGGGAAGGTCGGGTGAGAAAATGATTGACAGCTGGTCTAATAAAAAGTAAGGTATAAT